AGTTCGTGTCGTGGAAACCTGCTGGGAGATCGTTCGCGTTGGTGCCGTCGACGTGCCGGTAGGTGATAAGCGCGGTCGGGGTCTCGTTGTCGAGCGCCCCGTAGTCCAGCGTGTCCGCCCCGAGGTCGGCCCGGTCGTTCACGTCGTCCTGCGTGTTCACCTTCGTGGTGTAGGCGACGCGGGCGTACGAGCCGTCGCTGGCCTCGGTGTTTCCGGTGGCGATCACGTCGGCCAGGGATGCGTCGGCGGCGTCGAAAGTGGTCGCCCCGACGAGCAGCAGCGAGCGATAGTCGCCTGCGGGCCAGTCCTCGTCGGCGTCGGCCAGGCCCTTCTTGAATCGGTTGTACGCAGCCTCAGCCATGGGCTAGTTCCCCTTCCGGCGTTCGACGTGCCGCGTGAACGCGGTCTCTACCGACTCTTGCGACTCGTGGTGCGCCGCGGAGAACTTCCCGCACGAGCACTGCCCGAAGAACTTGCCGGTGCTCTCCGAGCTGTAGAGCTCCAGCTCGTGACCCGGCCCGGTCCCGCCCGTGGTGTCGGCGCGCACCTCGGCTGGTTCCGCGGCCACAGCTACCGGCTCTGTTCGCTTCCTGGGTGGCATCAGCTATCAGCTCCCGATCAGGACAGCGCCGCACGCCGCAACAGGCGGTTCGGTCGTGGTGATGTTGTTGGCGAAGTGCTTCCCCGGGTCCCACGCCGACGCAGGAACGTCACCCAGCCACGCGTCGCCGATGTCCCACAGCGGGGAGGCCCGGCGCGACGTGTCGCGGAACGCGAACGTGAACGCGTCGTTCTGGAAGGTGAACGACTGGATCTGAGCGTCGCCGAGGTTCGGGAATGCCCAGTACACGTACTGCTGCGCCCCCGACTCGTCACAGGCGGCGTCACCGGCCACCGGCTGCCACACCTCCAGGGAGAACCGGGCCGTCAGCAGCCCCTCTCCGTAGGTGTTGCCGGTCGCCTCATCGGAGTCGGTGATCTGCTGCTCACCGGTTACCGCGGCGATCAGATCCGGGTCCAGCGTGCACAGCGTCACCGTCTGCTCTAGCCAGTTGAAGAATCCCGAGGCGCGCTGGTTCACGCACGGCTCGCCGTTCGCCTTCCGCAGCAGGAACCGCTGCCCCTCCTCGTAGTTCGGGGCGTTCTCGATCTGTGTGAACGAGTCGGTCGTCACCTGTGCCGACAGTTCACCCGTGATCGGCACACCACACGCGTCGACCCGGGTGAACCGGGCGACCTGAGCCTGGATAGGAGCCGCGCAGATAGTCATTAGGAACCTTCCTCGATCGCGATCGGGATGCCGAGCAGGCAGCAGTCCCAGCCGATTACGTACGGGCGTTCAGCGACCGCCCTGACCGTGTTCCGTGACCTGTCGAACGACTCCACCGTCGTCGGCTGGAACACCTCACCGCGGCGGTAGAACACTTCACCAGTGGCGTATATCCACTGCACCCCGGAGTCCCCACCATCGGTGCCGGTCGGGCTCGTCCCCGGGTAGCCGCGCCCAGCGGCGACCTTCGTCCCGAGCTGCGTGGTGATCTGCCCGGCGCGGGTAGTGATGAGCGACAGCCAAGACATGATCGGCACCAGCACACGCGGAACGTGGATCGTGCCAACCCCGTCATAGCAGTCCCCGAGCGCGCTCTCCAGCAACGCCAGACCGGTCACCAGTTCAGTCGCAGCCCCACTATTCAGCACATCCACCGCGGGCTGCAGCAGCGCCCCACCTGCACCCGGCTCCGTCAGATCCGACGCCGCCGCCAGATGTGGCCACACCACACCCTGACCGCCTGCGAGCCCGGTCCAGAACGCCGCCTCAACCGTGCGGCCCTCCGACCGGATCAACGCTTGGTTCGCCCGCGCCCTGATCCGCTCCGGCCCCGATGCGGGAGAGCAGTCGACCTCGGCGACAGCGGCGAACGGGGTCGCGCCACGAACCGACCAGTCAGTCGACGCCTCTTTCTCCGGGGGCTCCGGCACATCCTCGCTAGAGGGCACATCGGAGGAGTCGACTACCACGAGACATTGCGCGTAAGTGGAGAACCCCGAGGCGCACAGCGGCTCCCATGTGAACCCCTGCTGCCAGTGCCGATCCAGCTCAGGTAGCTCGGTGGCAGTGTCCAGCAGCCCATAGAGGGCGGGGGTGAACGGGATCTGGTCGTCGCCTAGCAGCAGGCGTCCGTTCGCCACCGTTCACCCTCCCCTCGACACGCATCGACTCATCGACACCCGGCTAGGACCCGCAGGTCAGCTCAGCGGCCCCGGTGGTACCGGCGACACACACGTCGGCGCTGACTAGGCGGGCCTCGTGACCGACTCCGGCGATCGCGTAGCAGTCCTCCATCCACGCCGCGGTGTGGTCGTTCGTCGAGTTCAGCACCGAGTCACGCACGACCCCGAGATCGAGCTGGAGACCTTGGCCGCGGACGAACGTGCCCGGCGCGTACATCAGGAAGTCGATCGTCGAAGGCCACGTGGTGGCGATCGTGTCCGGGTCGCCGAACGGGTCGGTGTCGAAGCCGGACTGCCAGTCGTACACGAATTGGGCCCGAACGCCGCGCTGGTTCAGCCAGTCGGCGATCTGCCCGTTCGTGACCGAGAGCAGGTCCACGCCGGTCCGGTTCGACAGGTCGGCGCGGAACAGACCCAGCGCCCAGTGCGGGAACACCGCCTCCAGGACCGCGCCCTGCGCCATGCGGAACCGCGCCCGGTAGTCCTCGGCCTGCAGCTCGACCGCGGCCAGGATCGACGCGGCGGCACCGGCTCCGGCGACACCGAGCCCGGTCAGGTCCACACCCTGTGTCAGCGTGTGGTTGACCAGCGTGTCGATGATGAGCTGGTTGGTGCGGTGCGCCCGTGCGGCGAACACGAGCCGGATGTGGTTCTGCACCAGCTCCGGGTAGGAGAAGTCGACCAGGTTGCCGACCGTGACGCAGAGCCCGTCACACGCGGAGCGAACCTCGGCGAAGTCGGGGCAGTCGACCCGAGCGCACGTCTTGACCTCCGAGTCGGAGTCAACCGCGGCCTCGTCCTGCTCCTCGGTCCACGACCACAGCGCGGCGGTGCCGAGAATGTCGGCGATCGTCGGGGAGGTGGGGTACCGCAGCCCGCCACGGTTCAGCACACCCACGCTGGGGAGGTCGATCAGACCGTCCTCGGCGACGATGTTGTAGAAGTCGTAGCTGATCTCCGAGGGGGAGCACCAGCCGCCAGCGGCGACGAGCGCGTCGAGGTTCGTCGCGGCCTGCAGAACCTCGTTGACTTCCTCCGGGGTGGAGTCCAGCGCGAGCCGGTACCGGAAGTCCCGCTGCAGCGTGGCAACCGGCACGTAGTTCGGCTTCCCCCGCGTGGTGGCGAGCATCCGCGCCCGGGCGTGCATCGCCTCGACCAGCTCCGAGTGAGAGCTGATGTTGTTGCCCTTCGTCAACCCGGGGATGTCCGTCGACGCGACCAGCACCGGCTCCGAGCGGCGCGGCTGAACCTTCGGGTCCGGCGCGTGCCGAGCTGCCGCCGACAGCGGCATGTTGCGGATGTGCTGGTTCAGGTCTAGGCCCTTGATGTTCGACAGCGCCGCCGTCGTCGCAGCCTCGACCGCGGTCAGGAGCTTCTGCGCGAACTGGCCGGAGAAGTCGGTGGTCGTCCCGTCGACAACCTCGCCTTCCACGACCTCCGCGGCGGAAGCGCCGTCTGTACCGGCGACCTGCCCGTTGCCGTGTACCGAGTCGCGGATCTTCGCGAGCACCTTCTCCTGCTGCTCCGCAGCGGCCTTCGCCTCCACGTCGAGCGCAGCCTGGTGGCGAGAATCCTTCTCGACCCGAGCGGCCTTGATCTTCACGCCGAGAGCACGCAGACGAGTCATCGCCTCGCCGGGGTCGGCCTCGCTCCCGGCCTTGATGCTGTCGTGCAGCTCGTCGAACCGAGTCTCCAACGCCGAGAGGAGCCGGTCCATCTTCTCGTCAGTGTCGAGGGCACTCATGTACGCCTGGAACTGGGCCGGGTCGTCCGGCAGGGTGTCGATCTGGAGACCCATCCTCTTGTGACCTTTCTACGCCTCTGGCGGTATCTGGTGGCTATTCTCGGTGCTGTGTCAACCGGGCTCGTCTGAGCCCTACTTGCCGCTTTCCCCGGACTGGCTGCCCTGGGCCTGCTTCGTGGTGATGACCTTCGTCGTTTTCTTGCTGCAGCCGCACATCTAGGCGTCTCCCTTCACGCTCGCGACCAGCTCGTCGAGCCTGCTGCCCAAGTCCAGACCCAACTCAGCAGCCAGCTCAGCGGCCTGCACTGCCGGATCGTTCGCCCGCAGCGCCTCGTCGAAGTCGGGCAGATCCTCCACATAGCCGTCAGCGATAACGGACGCGTCGAACGAGGACGGATGCGCGGCGCGGCTCTCCTGCAGCCGCAGCGCCTCCGCGTTCTCGCCCGGCTGGCCGTCCTGGGTCTCGGTGTCCCCCGACTTCTGCTCGTCGGCGCCTTCGGCCTCCTGGGAACCCTCCTCGACGGTTTCCTCACCCGGCTGCGTGGTGAACGTCTGAACGCTCGTGTCATCCGCGACGAGCATGATCGGCGCGGACGCGGCGACCAGCTCGCCGTTCTCGATCCGCACGGTGGGACCTGCGGAGGCGAACCCGGGCACCGGCACCAGCAGCGCAGCGGTCAGCTCCCGCATGCCCGCCTTCTCCGGGTGGGGGCGCCAGTCGCCGGACAGTTGGCAGCCCAGCAGCCGCGCCAGGTCCGAAGCCTCGATGCCGTGCATGAGCGCACCGGCGACCCACACGCCCTTGCTGTTTTCCCCGATGCGGATCGTCGCCACGATCGAGCACGAGTTGTCGTAATGCTCCAGCGCCGCGTCAGCGGACACGCTCGGGAGTGCCTCGGCGTGGCCGCAGTTCATCGTCACCACACCAGCGGGGATCTTCTCGACCCTGCCGTCTGCGAGCGCGACCGGCGTCGGGCGGGACATGAACCGGGAGTAGTCCACGTTTCCTGTGGGGATCTCGATCCGCTTGTTGGCGAAGCCGCGGTGCGCGACGTGTCGCGGGCCGAGCAGCCCGTAGAACCGGCCCTCAGGAGTGACATTGATCGCGCCGATCTCCGGCAGCTCAGCGGGCTCGGTGTACCAGTCGACCGAGGGCAGATCCGGGATCGTCACCGTGTACGCAGCGGCGACCAGCTCCTGCGGGATCTCCACCTCAGCCTCCTCCAGCTCGTCGGCGGCGCGCAGCTCGGGCGGGTCCTCCCCGGCATCGCGGATGTGTCGGGCGAGGTGGTTGTATACGCCCTCCCTGTCGTCGGACGGGATACTCGACCCGCCGCGGGCACCGTTGAGAGCACCGATACCGGCGCGGCACCCGGCCAGATTCGCGGCCCCAGGCGCGCCGTCAGTGCTGACATTGTGGTGCGGGAACTTGCCCGCGGACTTCGGCATCTCGCCGTCCTCCACGGAGTCCCGGTCGATCCAGGCGTAGAACTTCTCCCCCGTCGATGCCGACATCGGAGATGGAAGCCGACCCTCATTCTCCGACGCATCCCACGGGTCGTCGGAGGTGCCGGTCTCGTGCGAGGCGACAGGAGTGAACACGACAGACGGCTCCAGGTTGACCATCTCGGAGAGCGTCGACAGGAACGCGGGCAGGTCCGCGAGCGAAGCGACCTCCCCGATCTCGTAGGTCTGCTCACCCACTGTCAGGACTACTGGCTGAGCCACGGCAGCGGTCACCTCCGCCTCGTCTACGATCTCGATCTTCGCCTCGACGAACGCCGGGGTGTCCACAACCGTCAGCGCCCGGATCCGCCCCGAGTGGTAGATCACCAGGATCGGCATGAAGCACTTCTCAAGATCCTCCAGCGGCACCTCGGACTCAATCTCATCCGGTGTCAGGTCGTCGATCTCGGCGCAGCCAGCCGGGTACACGTACTCCACGTCGGCCTGCTCAGGGTCATCCGCGACGATCGACACCCCGCCGAGTCCTAGCTCGTCGATGCGCCGGTACACCTCACGCCCGTCCTCCGAGCCGAGGTCGATCTTCCCCTCGCCGATGATGGTGTTGCCCTCGCGGCGGATCTCGTCGATCGTGCCCACCGTCACGGTCACGTCGTTGAACCCACCGTGCGAGGTCTCTTTCTGCCACTGCAGCGGCAGCGGCATGTCCGGCCACGTCAACGCGTCCGCGGCGAACTGCCTGCCGTCGCCGGTCTGTACATCCTCCACGACCATGATCCCGCGCCAGCGGGCGGTCTGCGCTTCCTCTAGCTGAAACGCACGCTTGGTCACCGACGCCTCCCCGGTCGTTGCTGCGGGCAGCGTAACGGCATCGCCGCCCAACACAAACCGATCATGGTTGTCGCCCACGTCCACCGACAGCGCGTCGATGGTGAACTCGCGACCCACGAACTGCCGCCCGGCCTCGATGTCGATTCCGTAGCCGAGCGTCATGTGACAGATCCACGGGGCCCACTGCTCCGGCGCCGCCAGATCCTCCCCAGC